ATGAGCACACCCAAAACCCAAAACCTGACTTTCGGCTTCTACGGCACCATGCATCTGGCAGGGGTCAATGCCGCATCCATATGGGAAACGGCGGTAGCCGCCATCGAACGGGCGACGCTGCACGAAGACCGTGCCGACATCGCTGCCTGGCTGGACAGTAAGGAAGGCCGCCACTTTGCGGACTACGTGGCCGAAGGGCTGCGGCGGCACCAACCCATTAAAGCGGCGGTCAACGGCGCAGTGCGCACTTGGATGCTGATGCGGCCGGATGCGGAGATGGTCAGGGCTTACGGTGTGCCGGAGGATACGCCTTATCTGGTGGCGGTGCTGCGGCTGATTGCCGATTGGGTATAGGGCAGAAGCGACGGCAGCGTCGCTTTTTCTTTTTCAGGTAGCCTCAAACAATACAAAAGGGACGATGTCGTCCCTTTTGCCGTTTCAGACAGCCCCAAAAGATGCGGCGGCGCAACTTTTGGGCGCTGCCCTACCAGTTACAGATCACCAGTTCGCCGCTGGTGCGCTGGATTTTCTCGCGGCTGATGCTGTAGGCCAGCTCAAGGCGTTGGATGCGGAAATCTTGGAACAGCGTCCGAATATCGGGGTGGTCGTTGATGGAGAGCATGGCCTTGCCTTGTGCATTGCCCATCATCTCGGCCAGCAGCTCATATTGCGGCCAATCGAAGGCGCGGTCGTAACCTGCGGTCTGCCAGTAGGGCGGGTCGAGGTAGAAGAAGGAATGCGGGCGGTCGTAGCGTTTGAAGCAGCGCTGCCACGGCTCGTTTTCAATCAGAACGCCGTTGAGGCGTTCTTTGGCAGCGGCCAGCCGGACTTTGATGCGGGAAGCATCCCATGCGCGGGCGGTAGTGGTGGTGCCGAAATGTTGGTCTATGGTCTTGCCGCCGAAGGCAGTGTGCTGCAGATAAAAGAAGCGGGCGGCGCGCTGGATGTCGGTCATGCAGTCGGGCGGGGTGGCTTGCAGGCGGGCGAATACTTCGCGCGCGGTCAATGTCCACTCGAACTGGCGTACGAACTCGTCGAAGTGGTGCTGCACCACGCGGTAGAGGTTGATGAGCTGGCCGTTGGTGTCGTTGAGCACCTCGACTTTGGCTCGTTCGGGGCGCAGGAAAAACAAGGCCGCGCCGCCGCAGAACGGCTCGGCGTAGCAGGTGTGCTCGGGAAACAGGGGCAGCAGGTGTTTGGCCAGGCGGCGTTTGCCGCCCATCCACGGGATGATGGGGAGGGGTTTGGCAGTTGGCATGAGTGTTCCTTTATCTTTATATATAGAGAGAAAAGGCACTCATGGTGCTCGGGGTGGCGGTTAGGGGTTATCGGAAGGTTTGGATGAGCTTTTGCGCGATCCAGCGCGCGACCGGAGGGCAGACGGCGTTTCCGGCAGCCCGAGCCTGCGCAGCGTTGGCAGCATCCAGTCCGCGCCGAAGCCCATGATGGCGAGCCGTTCGGGCCCGCTCAACCATCTGATGCCGGCTGTTTTCGGCAGCGACGATATTGGCACCCGATAAGTCGATAGTCTGCCCGTCGGCGAAACCCGCAAGCAGCGTAGGATGAGCGTCCGCCCACGGGCTGCCTGCTTCCGTCTTGCCCGATACGCGCGCCACTGGTCCGGCATCACCCAGCAGCTCGGCGGGGGGCTGCTCGTGAAAACCTGCGACCACGAATATTCGGCGGCGTTTCGTGGGGACTCCGAAATAACGGCTGTCCAACACCCGCCAGCATCCCACATACCCGCATTGGGCAAGTGCTGCAAGTACCGTCTCGAAGTCTCGGCCATGGTTTGAAGAGAGCAGACCGGGGACGTTTTCCAGCACCAGCCATCTCGGCTTGAGAGCATCGACAATGCCGACTGCATCGAAGAACAGCCCGGTGCGGCTGCCGGACAGCCCGTGCCGCCGGCCCATGGCCGAGACGTCTTGGCAGGGGAAGCCGCCGACGATAACGTCGACGCTTTTGAGCTCGGGCAGGCAGGTGCGCACGTCGGCATACTGCGCCGCGTGCGGGAAGCGGTCGGAGAGCACCGCGCGGCACACCGGGTCGATTTCGACCTGCCACGCCGTCTGAAAGCCCGCCTGCTCGAAGCCGAGGTCGAAGCCGCCGATGCCGGCAAACAGGCTGCCGACGGTGGGTTTAGCGGAGGAAGTTGTGTTTTGAGCATCCATTGTGTCCTTTCGGGGTCGGATGCTCGCCGGCATTCTGGGTTGTTAAAGATCGGAAGCTGTTGAGCGTTTTGCAGCGCGGGCATTTGATTTCAAAGCGGCCGCTGCCCACGGCCAACAGCTTATTGCAGTTTTTGCAACGGTGTTTCATTTTTCGGGCTCCTACATCTTGGTGTACAATCCGCCCGCCTCATGAGGTGGCGGCTTTGGCTGATGCAGGGTATCTCTGCTAGGCCGGCGCGGTTGGTGTTCCCCCACCGCCGCGTCGCCGTCTTAAAGAAATTTTTTCATTCCTCCTTAATTTCCCCCGCCTCATCCGGCGGGGCTTTTTTTATCGCAACAATTTGCTGCGCACCACGGCGGCCAGGCTGTTCGGACTGAAGCGCCACGGCTGGTTGAGGCCGATCACTTCGGCGCAAAACTCGCTGCAGAACCAGCGGTCGCCGTATGGCCGGGTAAAAAACAGGAAACCCAGCGCGCCCGGCCAGTCGTAGGGGCGGCCTTTGGCTAATTCCCAAATCAGAAGCAGATGGCTGTGCAGCGCGGGGCTGTTGCCGATCTCAATCAAATCCCACTTGGCACCCGGCAGCGGCATGATTTTACGGCGCACGCCGCCGTCGCGGATGGAGCTGGAATAGCACTCAAACTGCCCGTCGCCCAATGCCACGGCGATTTCGGCGTGGCTGTACTGGCCGCGGGTTACCTTGCGGGTCAGCCAGTCGGTAAAGCGTGCCGCCCAAACGCGCCAGCCTGTGCCGTCCCTGCGGCCGCGGTATAAAGCGAGGTAGATTTTGGATTGAGTCATGATTGGGCCTCCTCATTGCAGGCGGCCGTCCAGCCGCCGGAATAGTCGTAATCAAGCGGGTTGTCGGCTTTGAGCATGGCGGCGCGGTGTTTTTCGGCGTTGGCGAAATCGGCCTGCTCGTCGGCCAGCAATTGCAGCGTCAGCTCGTCCAGCAGCTTGCGGGTCATCGGCACGAAGCTGTTGTCCATGGTTTTCCATTGCAGGTTTTCAGGTAGCCTTTCCACCGTACGCAGGAAAGTGTACTGCTGGCGGGCATCATCATCGGAGTGAAACCATTTGCCGGCGGTTTTGACATACACCCCGGCGCGGGCGGCGCAGCGGCGGCGCTCTTTGATGCGCTCCCACATCTGCTCCTGCTGCTCGGCTTTGAGGGCGGCTACGGCGGCGGTGTCCAATTCCCAGCCCGAGCCGTTCCAACTGTGCGCGGCACTCGGTTGCGGCGGCACGGCCTGCGGGCGGCCGTCTTCGCCGTCGATGATCTGCCAGCCCTGCGCCTGCTTGGCTAGAAGTTCGGCGTAGTCGGCGTCGGACACTTCCGCTACACCGTCCATCGGGCGGCTGTAAAATGCTTGGTTTTTGTAGTACATCATTGCTTTGCCTCCTGTTTATACTTTCCACCACTCATCAGACGCGGCGGGCACGTCGGTGCGGCCGTCATCGGGCAGGTAGCGGCCGATGGCCATAAAGTCCACTTTGGCGGTGTAGTTGGTGGTGTAGCTGGTCTCCCAGATGTTGTAGCTGCACTTGGCGGCCGTGTTTTGGGCGTCGTCCACGTTGACGGTAATGATGGTGTCGCGGGCATCCGTAACCACACGGGCGGCAGCAAATACCTGCGGCTGCCCCGCAAACGCCTCCGGCCAAACCAGCTCGCGCCAGGCAGCGGCATTGCCGTGGTTGGTAATCGACACCGAGCCAGTTTGGATCATCGTGCCGTCGGCGAATTTGCGTACAGTAAAATCACCCACCCGCTTAAAACTGCACGCCACACGCAGCGCGGCATCGATGCGCTGCTTAATCTGCCGCTCCACCGCCGCACCCAGCCGCTCGCGGGCGGCTTTCTCGGCTTGGATGTCTTGGCTGAGTTTCGAGGCGTCCAGCAGCCCGGTATTGACCGCTTCGCCCGCCGCCTTAATCCAAAACACCACATCGTCCGTAGTATTTTTCGCCTTGATGCACAGCACCATCACCAAGGCTTTGGGGCGCACTTCGTCAGCCACCGGCACGCTGCGTGAGGCATCAAAAACCAACGGTCGCCAATTGTTTGCGGAGTTGGCAAATACCGACATATTATTAACGGTGTCTTGTGCTTTACGATCCGGATAGTAAATTGCTGATGTACTTGCTGCGGCATTGGGGTCATAAACCGTATCGCCGTCGTAACCAAATTTTGCTTCACCTGTGATATTGCGGATGGCATCGCCCTGTTGCGTGCCAACCGTGAGGCTACCTGAAGCATTACGCAAAAAGCGGTCATCAGCCTTAGGCACCGCCGATATACTGCCGTACTGCGCCACCAGCTTGCGATAGAGCTCGGGATAGGCGGACTGCGTTACCCTAGTGGCAATCTCGTCGTACTTAATCCAGCCGTCGGGGATGTCGCCCACCGGCCAATAAGCGGTCATACCCACGTCTGAGCGGGTCAAGTCAGGCAGCTTGTTGCTACCCAGCACGGTGTAGAGGTTTGGGTAGGCAGCCTGTGCAAAGGTGGTGCCGTCCAGCTTTAAAAAGCCTGCGGGGTTGGTAACCGAGCGCGGGAAAGCCACTACCGCGCCGATAGGGATGGAGGCGGATTTGGCTAACCCGATAGCCTCTTTTACCGCTTTGGGCGTGGCGGCTTTGTCCTCGTCGTCGCTGCCGGTTTCGCTGGAGAGCTGCACCACGCCTTTTTTGGTGGTGCTGGCATCAGGCAGGGTTTTGCCTTCCAGTTCCTCGAGTTTCTTTTTCAGGTAGCCTGTGCGGTTGGCCAATTGGCCGGTCGGTTTGTTGTCGATGCCGTTGGGGCCGCCCATCACCGGGTCGGAGGTCTCAAACTGATAGATGCCCTCTTCCCAAACGGGGTTTTCGGTTAGATTTGCCATTACGCAGTTCCTCGGTTGAATTGGCCGTTGCGGGTAGCACGGCCGTTATGCCGCAACGCGGCCTGTTGGTAATCCAATGACGCCAGCACGCAGCGGGCGGGCGCGAAGGCAGCCAGCGTTTTGCGCAGCAGGGCGGCTTGGTCGTTGGTGATCGGGGCGGCCATCAGGATGCGGTAATACGCCCATTGGTCGGCTTGGCCGTGGGTGTAGCGGCCGTCGCGGCGGATGGCGCCGTTGTGGCGTTGGTTGCTCAAGCCTTCGATGATTTGCACTTCGCCAAACCCCAGCCGCCGCACGATTTCCCGTATCGCCCACGGCGTGCCTTTGTGGCGGTGCAATTCATACGCACCTTTAATCAGCTTGCACCGCGCGTCATCCGATTCGGCCAGCCAGTAGCCGTCCACACTCAAGATGCTGCGGCTCTCGGCCAACAGCTCGAGGTGGGCGGGGGCGACCAAATCCACCAAACGCGGCATCAGGCGCGGCAAGTCAATCAAATCCAGCCGCAGGCCGAGTTCGGCCAGGGCGCGGGCGCGCTGGTCGCGCTCGATGACGGCGGCGTAGTTGAGTTTGGCCACGGCCTAGCCCTCCGCCGTTTCCGCCGCCGCGCGGATGGTGGCCGATGTGCAGCGCGCCCATTGGTCGGGCTTCACCACGGTCAACGGCAGGTTGTGCAGCACCACGTTGTAGACGCCCGCCACCTTTAAGGCGGCCTGAATGTCCAGCGGCACGATGTCCAGCCCCAGCTTGCCGCGCCGTTTGGCCTCGTAGGCCGCCCAAGCGGCGCGGGCGGCGGCGAGCACTTCGGCGGCGTTGGCGCCGGTAAACAGGGTCAGCTCGGCGTCCAGCGTGTAGTCCGCCGGCTGCGGCGCGGCCACGGATACGCTGTCGCACAGCGGCCTGCGGTCTTCGGCAGACAGCGCGGCCTGCACTTTGGCCAACAGCTCGGCCGAGGACCTCTCCCTGGAGGGCCTGGTGGTCTCCGTCTCCTGGGGTGCCGACCGCACCCCGGCCCCCCAGGTCACCGGGTCCTCCGACGAGGTCCCCGCCTCCGTGGCCCCCGGCCAGGCCGTGGTCATTGAGTTCGCCTTCCTGGTGCCCTCCGAGGGCCGCTCCGACCTGCGGGTCAGCGTGGGCCTGGGCAACGAGAGCGCGGCCGCGGTCTTCAC